TTCAGTTAATAGCTTGCAGACTTCTCTCTCACCACGCTGTCCCTTATCTCTACTTGCTTTACCCATAGCTTCCCCTTCACAGTCAGTAATAATTGCTGTAGACCCCCTTTTTAGGGGGTGCTAGAGCGTTAGATTTGATGATAGTATTCCTATAGCTTCTCACCATCCCACTCAGGTACTTCACTTAATGGGATAATCATTGTTTCTTCATGGTCTTCTACGTGTAGGTTATGTTTGAGCCATTTCTTTGCTTCTTTGTGGGAATTAAATACCTTGGTTATACCCTTATCACCCTGCCCCTCTTCCTCCATTAAGTAACTTAACCCATGCTCTTCTTCTTCTTTCTCCATACATTCCTTACAGGGTCTAGCTATTACATACTGTATACTCATATCGGTATCTCCTCTTCTAGTGTAATGATTTGTCTTGCACCATCGAAGTCAATTTTAAACTTACATACTTCACCGTTACGATTCTTCTCTAGTGATATTATCTTATCACCTTCTCTTGTTTCGTACATGTTAATAAAGCAATCACAGATACGGCTAAGTTCTAGAGTACCTGCTACTCTACCTAAACCACCTGCCTGTCCCCTGCCATTGTTGTAACCTTCCCTGTTTTGCTGAGCTACAACAATAAGCCTTACACCTAGCCTAGTGGTTACGTTCTTTAATTCCTTAACATACTTCTGTAGCTTCATCCAGTGATCCATAGCATACTCATCCTTCTCACTAGCAATTTCCCCTAAGTGATCTATGACTACAATGCTGACGTTATTACAGGTAACATGCTCCTGTATCAACGCCATTGTTACAGCCAGTGTCTTAGGTTCGTTGTTAGTGAGGATAAGATTCTTCCTTTCCAGTAACTGAATACGTGCCAGATTATACTTGTCTGCATTTTCTTTACTGAGGAATCGTCTGTTATAGATTTCATTGTATGTTACACCTGATGCTATAGAAAATACCCTACGTGCTAATTGCTTACGATTCATTTCGTAATTGATATAGAGTATCCTATTTTTAAATTGTTCCTGTAGAGATATGTTGACTACCCAGTTTAATGCCAACATAGATTTACCATGACCAGTGGGTGCTGAGATAACATTAATATCCTGCAACCCCTTCATCTTGTTGTCTAACATTGGCATACCTACAGGGCATCCGTCATATTCATCAGGTGAACGCTCTCCCAAATCCATCTCTTCCTGTATCTCCTTAACCCATTCTTCTGTAGGTGATACGGCTGACTTATTGAATAGAAAGTTCCTAGTCTGTAGAATCCCAGTTGACTCGCTCTGTATCAATTGAATCACATCATCTGACTCTTGGTTAGAGGCTAATCGCTTGAGTGCTTCGTTACAGAGGAACACTACCTGACGTTTAGATGAGTACTCTTTGAGTATCTTACACCCCTGTTCTTTGTTGACATCCCACTTGGGAATTTCACGTATCTCCTGTAGCAGATCAGTAATCCTAGGATCGTTGTTGAACATAGAACGTATAGTCATATAGTCTAGTTCACCACCAATCGAGAATGTATCCTTCACCGCCTGATATATAGTACGGTGATGGTTGTAGTAGAAGTCATCTATAACAAGTCTATCCAGTACAAAGGCTGAGTCTGATTTGTTATTGAGCATTGTACTCAGCATAGAACGCTCAACCTCCCTATCTGTAAAGATGGCAGGTGCAGAATTAATATCTAATGTCATTCAGTGTTTCCCTCCTTAGAAGCCACCTTCATTAATTCCTTAACAACTTCATTAGCTACATACTGCAGAACAATAGATTCAATAAGTTTCAAACTGGCTTTTAAATCTTCATATTCAGAAATAGAGTAAGTGCGGAAACCATCGTCCTCCATATCCCCTAATTTTTCTTCACCTAACTTCATTATCCTCTGTAAGTGATGCTCATATTTTTCTTCATTTGCTATATAAACTGACATATATCCCCCTTATTAGAATTGTTTGCGACCAACGGATTCAGCCCCTATAATATTTTCGCATGGATATTGTTTACTCTAACGGTTCGGTGTACTTACAGTCAGGGTAGTTAGGACAAGCCAGAAAGCTACCAAACTTACCAGACTTTAATGTCATAGGTGTATCGCATTTCTTACACGGCTTCTCTAGCTTAACCTCTTTCGAGTTAGGGAATACCTCTTTAACTTTAGCCATCACATCATCCTCGGCTAACCCAGTATTCTGTGGTTGTTTCTCCTCTGCCTCTAACTGAGTGACCTCTTCTCTAGTCCATAGCTCTAGACCACAACCAAACATACCTGCATTCTTAGCAAGGCATCTCATTTGTGCGTTATGTATCTGGTTAGCCTGTGGATTAAGAGCTACCTGCGTAAAGGTCTTACCGTATATAGCTGATGTCATAGAACGTGTTACTCCATAACAGGTGATGCTTGTCTTAACAAAGTATCCTGTGTTTTTATCGCCCATGTAAGGCCGTGTAGCTTCACACTGTATACCATCCTGATTTAACTTCAGTTGGTAGGTATGAAATTCGTATGACATACTGGGGCATTGCTTCATAAACCTGTCCATAATATTACTCCAAGGCACGTACTCCATACCCTTACCACCCTTTGTTTCTACACACTTAGCTAGGTCATCCCTAAATTTCTTACTCTGGAATGTAGTGTACAAGTCACCCAGTTTTTTCTCATCAGTCTTTTCAGTCATTTTTATCCTCCTTATCCATGTTAATAGTTATTTTAAATCTGTTACCATCGTCTTTCTCTACATCAATAAACCTAGGGTGTATGTGTAGGATCATACTACCTATATCCCCTAACGCCTGTTCATGTACATCATCAACAAACTTACTGAAGTCTTTAAACTTAGTGATAACATCTACACCAAGCGTAGGGTTGTCATGTGGTGAGCTAAACTTACCATTCCCACTACCGTTACCATTATCAGTACTCATTGTTCCTCCTCCTCAATGTGAATACCCTGATCTTCAAACATTCCTATGAGATCAAAGTGTGGTATTAAGAATTTTACCGCTTCATCTTTTGTTGTGAACTTTCTAACTTTATCTTTTTTATCTAAAACGTATTCTCTAGGGTTGAGCGTTATTCCCTCTGGAAACCTGTGAATTGTATACATAAGTAATCCTCCTTAATTCCCCCTGTATTTAAGTAAAAATCTGCGTGAAGTTTTGACTGCCTTAGTATTATCTGCTATACACTTGTCTAGTTCGCTTATAGCCCAATCAGTAGCATCTGATGGCATATCTTTAAAACATTTATGAAGCGAATCAACAATACTCTTGTAATCTACAGTAACCCTTGCCTTACCTGATTTAAACGTAGCAATCTCATTGCCCTCGTCAGAGAGCAGTCTGCCGCAGTTACCCATGTAGGCTTTGATTGCGTTCTTAGCAAGCTCCTCTCTTTCTACTAACGGTTTGATTGCTTCACGTATCTCAGCTAACTCAGTACACTTGTCATGTATAGACTTGTTGCTTTGTATTAGATCAACAGAGTTCTCTGGGTAGAGAATTTTAATATCCTTCTCACTGTATCTCTCTAACTCAGGTGGGGTTTTATTCTGTACACAATCCCAGAAGTATTCGACTTGTTTCCATACTCTATTCTGAGTATCAAAGTCTACCTCTATCTCATGTAACATTATAGGGTTCTGGGAATTACGCAGGTGAGGAACAAACCCTACCATAGTCCACTTGTTAATCCCTGTAATCATAGAGTACCAGACAACTTGGTAGTACTGATATGGAGGTATCTCACCTTCAGCCCAGTACTTCCTGTAGATACCCTCACTGACGGTTTTAATTTCAATGCCAGTGATCTCATTATCTTTATTGTTATGTCCAACCAAACCATCTGGATGAGCATAAGCCCAATCATGTTTCTTACTGCGGACTGTATGAGGCATGTATAGAATACCGTTATAAGAATCCCCATAGTTGGGTATCTTTTTCCAGTTGTCTACACAGTCAGCCTTGTCATCATAAAATAACTTCTTATCTTCAGCATACTTAATACAGACTACATCCTCTAGTCTACTACCCCACTCCATAGCAAAGTTCATACTGGGTGGGGGGAGTTCCCCCACCTTCTCTTTGTAGACTTGTATGGGGCTACAGTATGGGTTAGCTCCCATAATAGACCCAACATCAGACCCACCTATACCTGCTCTGCGTTCTTCTGCGCTTAGATACATAAGCCTCCTCCAGTTAGAAGTTTATTGTATTACAGTTCTTGCTAATCAATGCTTCTGATTTCTTAACAATCTCCATTTGTCTATTAGGGTTATACTTCTTAGCAACCGTATTGATTGCGTTATACATACGCCATCCAGTGTAGCCACCATTCTTGAATACACCATGTGTAGGGTTCTGCCAGTACTGGTCAATCATTCCTAGGTGTGACCAAGGCAGTAGCTTAGACCGACCTGCCTCAAGGTATAACTGAGACACATGTTGATCTGTTAAACAGGCAGACTTTAATTCTTCCACCATGTTAGTGAGCCTAGGCAAACCCAGTATATAATCAACCAACCCAATGCGTACATTGTCTATGATGTTAGCCATGTTATGAGTGGTATGTTTCTGACGTATTACGATTGTACCTGTAATAGCTAGGTTATCACACACCATTACAGAGCCACCGCATGTAGCTTGGGCTGAGAATTTACCCCTGTTACTGTGGCGCAATCCCATACTAGGCTCAACATCCTCATTAAAATACTGAGATACAGAGGTAGGTTTACCATCCACATTTTGTCTAAACTTTACCAACCCAAATAGATCAGAGCCGTCCTCACTAACCCCCCACTTACTGCGCTCCATATCCAGTGGCATACCTAACTTATTACAGCCAATCTCTACAGCTTCAGCAAAGTCTGCGTGTTGTAGACCTTCCCATCTTTCACTACGGTTGATCTCATACGTCTTACCCTGCTTACCCACCCATCTATGGTTACGATCTGGTACAGGGATGGATCGAAGTTGGTCATAACTAATTGGTTTAGCACCACAATGTAGTATTAAGCTCATTATTCCTCTCCTTATAATGATTTGTTTTTAAGTATAGGTTTTACTCTAGGTGCAAGCTCAACCCATCTATTCTTAATGGTATGTACATATTGCCTACTGATTTCATATACCCTACCTACTTCAGCTTGGGAATGACCCTCTCTAAGTGCTTCCAAAATATACTTATCTCTATTTGTAGGCTCGGCATATTTCCTTCTACCCATAGAACTATCACCTCCTTTTCATTAGTTTAATAAGCCGTTCCCAGTACACAAACATTAGCCCAACATCAATGGGAATAAACCCATACTGTGCGGTATATATCCACATACTGATCCAACATATATTAGCCAGTAGTGCCATTACAGCACCCCTCTTTTTACCCTGACCAAACAAGCGTATTGCATATAGAGTCCAACAACTCAATGCCAACTCAATGAATATCATGCTTGTCTAATCCCTCTTCGTATGCTGTACGTCTTTCATCTACTTCGATCTGGGAATCCAGTTTACTATATATCTTTCTTACTGTAGTCTTACCATCTGCGGTAGAACTTATCTCAGCTACTACTCTACCTGTATCTCTCTGTGTCATTGCTTCACGATCCTCTACACAATGGTTGTGCATAGTCCAATCCTCTACCCTACTAATGAATTTGAGTAAGGACGTTCTACTCTGTGTACCTGTGTAGTTCCTGCGCTTATACTCATGCTTACTCCATTCCTCTAACAGTTGATCTAGTAGATCAGTGAACTTAGGTGTCATTTTCCCTCCTCTCTATTACCTGAGTTACCATGTTTGTTTCTATACTCTATACCCCTTGCTCTCCATGTAGACTTGTTATATGATGCGTCTAGACTTTTCTGTACCTCATCCACACCTATAACCCTGACAAGGTTCATGTCCTTATCATATACTTTACATGGGTAAATATTTTTACCTGTGTTATCCCCTATTTTAGTAGGTGATTTGTTCTGATTACGTCTTGTGTAATGATTAACAACATCTGTTTCACTCATAGCACCATACCCCATTTCCATGTGTTCAAATTCTCTCCTGTGTTTTACAGTGGGAATACTCAACCCAAACCCATAGAACAAAGAGAACCACTTTCTTTTTTTGTAACTCTTAATGTAATGTATTAATCTATTCATAAGCCTTGTAATGAATGGGAATGTTAGTCACTCCACAGTATGGGTATCCAACATTTTTTAAGTCATCAAATCATTGGTCTGTATACCTTATGAATGTATACTCAGTGAAGAGCGTGTACTCATGTGGAAATACAGAACATTAATATTAGATAGACCAGTATGGTCTAAAACTTGACACAAGATATAGTCGTATAGGCTCATTCTGCACGCAATGGCAGAGATCATCGCTCCAAACGGTGACTAACACTCCCAAATTTTGTTAAAGCATTATCTCACATCCAATTAACAAAGTCAACAACCAAATTAAAATAGTTTTGGCACGCAACTTGCAATATTAATTATTATTATTATTATTATTATTATTATTATTAATAATTATTAATAACAAGTAATCTCATGTCTGAATGTGTCTGTATTGTATTCTTTACTGCCCTCATATACTCCGTCAGCATCAAACATCATGTAGTCATGGTAATGTATTGGGAATTCGGATACGATACCCTCTCTAAACACCTTGCCTACATACCACTCACCCTTATCCTGCCACACACGTATATTCCTACAGTACTTATTAATCCTGTCCTTGGTAGTACGTGTAAGCCATCCCCCTGTGTTTATAAAGAAGTGACCATCTGGTCTGAAAGTAACTACGTCAGTACGGTGTAGTCTTATAGCTCTGCACCCATCCTTATACGTTATCTGAAACGTGTTATTACCCACCTTCTTTGCGCTCCTCACACCCTGTAATCCACGCAGGGAATCCACCTTAGTTGTTCGTCTAGAGTCACACATATAGAACCCTCCTCTGTTATGATATTGATAATCATTATCAATATAGTTATAAGTCTATATAGTCTAGTAGTTTACACTCCTTATTAAGAATGAGCATATATGTAAACAGTTTAGATAAAACAGCATTATCACTAACCCAATACCAAACCCTATACCTGTACCTATACTAAGCAGTATATATCTCATATACTCTTTACCTGTAATTATAATTAATAATAGCTATAAGAATCCCACCTATGATTAATAAGTCTAATAGTGCTATTACTGTAGTGAACTCATCCATAATTACCTGTCCTTTCTGTTTACTATATCTTTTAGTGTTTGTTCTTCCTGTTTAGTGAATGGGGAATCCATTAGGTTAGTTATAAACCAACTCAATGCGTACAGTAATAAGAAGCCTAGCCCTACCGTGGAACACATAAAGAATAGAGTAATCAAATATAATGTGATATCGTCTTGTCCATCCATAGTTTTTGTCCTCATTGCTAGGTTATTAATTGCCTATTTGAAGCCCTCTAAGCCCTATTTAAGCCTTTTAAATTGTTTCTTGATACCCTAACCTACCTTTTAAAATCGTTGCTTATATCGGCTCTGGTTTGATCTAGCATGGGAATTAGCCAACGCCAATGATAGTTGATGATAGTACCTTATGATAGTAAATTGATAATGATTCTCAATATCATCCTATAACACGAAAAGCCCACCCCCCCAGTTAAGGGGGAGCAGGCTAGTGTACTTCAGGGAGGGCAATCCCAGAAGAGATTATCCGATAATATCAGCAGGGTCAGTAACGCTTAATTGCTCAACCCTAGTCGTGCCTATCTTTTTAAAGATATGCCCAGAGCCTGCCTTCTTTGCAAGGTGTTCTCTAATTAAATCTGCGTTGTTGATAATCTGCATAACCATATCTAAAGGTGGATAGCAGGTATACTTATCTGCACCGTCTTGGCTAAAGCCCTTCAGTACAACGTGACCACCTTTGACTCCCTTAACAAAATGCTTCACATACTGTTTTGATCCCTTGTCATAAATACCCTTTTCTTTATTATCATCGTTTACGCATACTGGTGTAGACAATGATAATGTAGTACTTATTTCAGTCATACTAGAACCTGCCTTTGACATTGCCTTGTCTTGGTCTGCTAACATTGCCAGACCTATTGACTTATCTAGTAAACCGTCATCCATTAGACTTTGAATTTTCTGTTTTTTCTCTTGTATAGAGAACTCTGTTAGCGCATCGTTATTCTTGTTAGTCATTGTATACTTCCTCCTGTATTTGATTATTAATAGTTTCATACTGTACCATTTCACCAGTACTTATCTGTACCAGTTCTAACTCTTCGACTTCTGTATCTAGTTCGTCCATATTGCCTCCCAAGTTTGGTAAGGATGCGGTGCCAACTTCCACCGTGCAGACAGGGTATCATTTCCGATTGACGAAAGCAACAACAAAATGTAACCCCTTGTATTTAAACGCCCCTAGAACTATCATTTTTCCGCTTACTATCACGCTTCGTTAACTATCACCGTAACGCCTTTGTTTACAATCGTTTACAGCTCCAAAAGTTTTAGCCGTTTTTTTAACCGTTTTATGGCACGAATTGCATTAGCAAGAAGCATACCGTAAATCGCATAAGTTGTTGGTTTTTATGGCATATATCT